TCCGAGGTGCTGATAGACCAGATACTTTGCGAGGAGTGTCGCTCACCTATGCTGTGCTTGACGAGGTTGCAGACATCAAACCCGAAGCTTGGGAACAGGTTATTCGTGCTTCTCTGTCAGACAAAAAGGGCAGAGCAATGTTTATCGGCACTCCCAAGGGTCGCAATTTCTTCTATGACATCTTTAAACTTGGACAGTCAGAGGAAGATGAAGATTGGAAAGCATGGCATTTCACCACCAAAGACAACCCTTTAATCGACCCAAGTGAAATCGAGAGTGCGAAGAAGACCCTAAGTTCATTCGCCTTCAAGCAAGAGTATATGGCATCTTTCGACAATGCAGGGTCAGATGTCTTTAAAGAAGAATGGATTAAGTACGGAGAAGAACCTGAGTATGGTTCTTACTTTGTAGCTGTTGACTTGGCTGGATTCGAAGAAGTAGCTAGACAAGCGGCTAACTCGAAGAAAAGGCTAGACCAGACTGCCATTGCTGTAGTCAAGGTGACTGACGAGGGCAAATGGTTTGTTAAAGAGATTGCTTATGGGCGTTGGGACATTCGGGAGACTGCCGCTACGATTCTGCTAAAGATGCGGGAATACCGCCCTTTAAGTGTTGGAATTGAGCGAGGTGCGTTAAAAAACGCTGTTTTGCCTTATTTGAGTGATCTAATGAGGAAAAATAATGTATATTCCCACATAGTTGACTTAACGCATGGCAACAGGAAAAAGACTGACAGAATTATCTGGAGTCTCCAAGGAAGGTTTGAGCATGGGCGTATTGTGCTGAACTCTGAGGAAGATTGGGATGAATTCAAAGATCAACTCTTGATGTTCCCAGCCCAAGGTGTTCACGATGACTTACCTGATGCTCTTTCCTACATTGACCAACTGGCTGTGACCTCATACTTCCAAGATGACCAAGAAGATGAGTGGGAGCCTCTAGATATTATTTCGGGGATATAAATGGCAACAGACAAAGAAGTCAAGCTAGAACAAAACGAGTTTTATGAGCCTACTGAGGCTGATAAAGATTTGACCGATTTCATTACAAGTCACTGCGACAAGTGGAGAGATTGGCGAGATACAAATTTCTTGCCTGATTATTTAGAGTATGAGCGCATCTTCCGTGGTCAATGGGCTTCTGAAGATAAGACCCGTGAGTCTGAGCGTAGCCGCATCGTTACTCCTGCTACCCAACAAGCCGTAGAGACTCGCCATGCTGAGATCATGGAAGCTATCTTTGGTCAAGGCGACTTCTTTGACATTGAAGACAATATCCAAGATGTAGGCGGAAACCCTATAGATGTTGAGTTAATTAAGGCTCAACTGATGGAAGACTTCAAGAAAGACAAAATCAGAAAATCTATCGATCAGATCGAATTGATGGCTGAAATCTATGGTACAGGCATTGGCGAGATCATTGTCAAGACCGAAAAAGAGTACATCCCATCAACTCAAGCTATTCCTAATCAGATGGGTCAGGCGGCTATTGGTGTGATGGAGCGTGAGCGCATATCTGTCAAGATCATGCCTATCAATCCCAAGAACTTCTTGTTTGACCCTAATGGGACAAGCATTGATGACTGCATGGGCGTGGCTATTGAGAAATACGTCTCAATCCACAAGATTGTAGAGGGAATCGAAAAAGGCATTTACCGCAAGGTAGACATCACGCCCACCTATGAAGATACTGATCTAGAGCCTACTCAAGAGGTTAGCCAGTACCAAGATGAAAAGGTACTGTTGTTGACGTACTACGGGTTAGTACCCCGTGAGTATTTGAATAATCTTGAGGAAAACAAAGACATAGTTGAGTTGTTTCCTGAGAATTCAGCGGCTGAAGACTACACCGATATGGTTGAAGCTATTGTTGTGATTGCCAATGATGGTATGTTGCTCAAGGCTGAAGAAAACCCTTACATGATGAAAGACAGACCTGTATTGTCGTACCAAGACGATACAGTTCCTAATCGCCTGTTGGGGCGAGGTACAGTGGAAAAAGCCTTCAATATGCAGAAAGCTATTGATGCTCAGACTAGGGCTCACTTGGATTCACTCGCTTTGACCACTGCCCCTATGGTTGCTATGGATGCCACACGTTTACCCCGTGGCATGAAGTTTGAAGTCAAGGCTGGTAAGGCTATTCTTACCAATGGCAACCCAAATGAGATTCTGTATCCATTCAAATTTGGAGCAACTGACCCCAATAACCTAGCAACTGCCAAAGACTTTGAGCGTATGTTGCTTCAGGCTACTGGCACGCTTGACTCTAACGGCATGGTTTCACAATCTAGCCGTGATGGTGGTGGTATGTCGATGGCTGTTGCCTCCATTATCAAGAAATACAAGCGTACTTTGGTGAATTTCCAAGAAGATTTCCTTGTTCCGTTCATCAAGAAGGCGGCTTTTAGGTTCATGCAGTTTGACCCAGAGCGTTATCCCTCTGTGGACATGAATTTCATACCTACAGCAACGCTAGGAATCATTGCTAGGGAGTATGAGCAACAGCAATTCATTGGTTTGTTGCAGACTTTGGGTGCAAATACCCCTGTTTTGCCTATTTTGCTCAAAGGCATCATAGGAAACAGCAGTTTGTCTAACAGAATGGAGTTGATTGCCAAGTTGGATGAGATGATGCAACCCAATCCTGAACAACAACAGATGCAACAGATGCAACAACAGTTGGCTATTCAGACTGCACAGGCAAATATTGCGGTTCAGACTACTCAAGCAGAGCAAAATCGTGCTGAAGCTACTAAATTGTCTGTTGAAGCGCAGTTAATGCCACAAGAAATACAAGCCAAGAACATGGCGGCAACCACTAAGAATCTGCCAAATCAGGATGATTTAGCCTCTAAAGAGTTTGATAAAAGGGTCAAGATTGCTGAGTTAATGTTGAAAGAATCTGACATTAAGAACAAAGCAAAGATTGTTGAGTTGCAGATGGCAGATAAGCAAAATGCAAGTATGCAGATAAAGAATGACTTTTTGAACAAACTGAATACTGGATTAAAGAACAATGGCTAATATTCGAGAACTTATTCTCAGTATTGAATCAGATGCACTTACATTTGATGAGAAGTTAGCCGCTTTAAATCAAGTGGAAGAGACTCTTATTGCAATGCAACAGCAAGAAGAAGATGCTGTCCAAGAGAATGTTGACTTGATTGTTGAGGCGATCAATGTCATGCAAGAAAAGGTTGATGCTCAAGTCAATCGTATTGCTAATTTTGTACCTGAAAAGGGTGAAAAAGGCGATAAAGGGGAACGTGGATTAGATGGTCGGCAAGGTGTAGATGGAAAAGATGGTCGTGATGGTATTAATGGTCGTGATGGTCAAGATGGTAAAGATGGAATAAGCGTTGCCGATGCCAAAATTGACTTTGATGGTTCATTGATTATTACTTTGTCTACTGGTCAAGAAATTAATGTTGGTGAAGTTGTTGCGACAGAATTGCAAGAAAAAATAAAGTTGGTTACTTCTGGTGGTGCGGGTACTGTGTTGCCTAATCAAGCTGGTAACTCTGGCAAAGTTCTAGGAACTGATGGTTCTGTTTTATCTTGGGTAATAGGCGGTGGAGGCGGCGGTTCTGGAACAGTTACAAGTGTTGCGGCTACAGGCGGCACAGGCATCAGTGTCACAGGAAGTCCGATCACCACCTCTGGCACGCTAAATATCACTAACACTGCGCCAGATCAAACGGTTGCTTTGACCCAAGGCGGGACAACAACAATCACAGGTACTTATCCAAACTTCACCATTTCCTCTGCTGACCAATATTCAGGCACAGTCACAAGTGTTGGTTTATCTGGTGGCACAACTGGACTGACTACAACTGGAAGCCCTATCACCACAACCGGCACGATCACCTTAAGTGGAACTCTTGCGGTTGCAAACGGTGGAACTGGTCAAACTTCATATACCGATGGTCAGCTTCTTATTGGTAACAGTACGAGTAACACTTTAACCAAAACTACTTTAACTGCTGGAACAGGCGTATCAATTACAAATGGCGGTGGTTCTATTTCAATTGCCGCACCACTAGCAAAACAAACCGATGTTTTTACATCTGGAACATCGGCAACTTATACAGCCCCTGCAAATACGCAATGGGTAAAGATTACAGTAGTTGGGCAAGGTGGAAGTTGTAATTCTTCAACTGGGCTTAGGGCAAACGGTGGTGGCGGTGGTGGCGTAGCATACAAATGGTTAACGATGTCTGCTGGTCAAACATTAACGTATACAGTTGGAACAGCCGGCGCAGCTTCAACAGTTTCTTCTGGTACTTTAACTATATCAACCATAACAGCTAACGTTGGTTCTAATGGCACTACAAGTTCATATGCGGCATCATCTACAACCGAAACTGCTGGTGGTACTGCTTCTGGTGGTGACATAAATATAACAGGCGGCTCATCTGGAAAATCTTATGGAACATCAACTGCTGTAACCACACAAGTTTGTGGAAAAGGTGGAGATTGTCCGGGTTGGGGAACTGGCGGTGCTGGTGCGGCTATTACTGCTGGTGCTGGAGGAAGTGCAATTGGTTATGGTGGCGGGGCTGGGGGTTGTTTAAATACAAATGGTGTTGGCAGTGTTGGCCCATCTATTATTATTTTTGAAGCGTATTAAGTATGACACCAGAACTACAAAAGTATTACGAATCCCGTTTTGAAATGATGGGGATGGAAGGTTGGAAGGATTTGTGCATAGATATTGACAATATGATAGAGTCGCTCAATAATCTAAGCGTTATTCCTGATGAAAAGACCTTGATGTTCAAAAAAGGTGAACTTTCCATCTTGACTTGGCTGAAAACCTTGAAAGAGGTCAGCGAAAGAGCCTACGAGGAATTGAATGAAAAGAATGTTTGATTTTGCCTGTGCAAACGGGCATAAAACTGAAAGACTTGTTGATTATGAGACAACGAGTTTTAGATGTGAGTGCGGAGAAACAGCCAATCGCACTTTATCTGCTCCTAACTTCAAGTTAGAAGGGTGGTCTGGTTCTTTCCCGTCAGAGCATGGGAAGTTCGAGAAAAAACACCTAGATCAGCTTAAGTGGGAGCAAAAGCACAACTCATAAACAGAAATGTCGAGTTGAATGTCCTAGAACCGATAACGGCAGGAAAAAGGTAAAAATATGTTGATTGACAATGATGATGAGACGCTAAGTGAGTTAGACGCAGTTGAGCAAAAGAATCGACTACCTGAAGTAGCACCCTTGTCCGAGATGCCTGAGAAATACAGGCAGAAATCTTTGGAAGAAGTGGTCAAAATGCACCAAGAAGCTGAGAAGCTAATTGGAAAGCAAGCGCAGGAAGTTGGGGAAGTGCGAAAGCTGGCAGACGAACTCATAAAGCAAAACCTCTCCTCTAAGCAACAACCTATTGAAAAAGAGCCAG